TTATTAGTAATATATTATATATTTCTCCCCGTCGCTTAAACAGCAGGTTATCATGATTCTTCAGAGTTTGCAAGCCCTTCTGTGTTCTCTTTTTTACAGATACGATATTTTGGTATTTATCGTATCTGACTAAACACTAAAACACTAATAACTAATTCAAATCATTGAAGAATTAAAACCGTGACATTTCTTCGGTAATATATAGAGTTTCTGTGTTTTTTGTCACGGTTTTTATTTTCTTGTGTTCTCCTCCGGGTCTATGTATAATATATTTATAAAAGAAGGAGTATCATAACTTTGACAGACGATGAGAAAGAAAAGCTCAAGGGTCAGTACGACACGCCAGAGAATGCCAGATCAGAAAACTATGGTCTGACCAGAAAGCAGATTAAATTTGCAGAGCAGTACATTGCCACCAACGATGCCACTCACGCTCTCCTAGAGGCAGGGTATGCCCCTGTCAAGAAAGCAGACGGTGACCTAGACCGTACCAGAACTGCCAGAAGAGCGCAGCAGTATCTGGCAAACCCAAAGCTCAGAGCTTACATAGAGATACTCAGAGAGGACGTTGTAGAGAAGGTTTCGTGGGACGCGCAGAAGGTCCTAGACAAGATGTACCAAACCTATATGCGAGCCACAGAGGCAGAGGACTACACCAACGCCAACCGCTCTCTGGAGAACATGGGCAAGCACCTTGGCATGTTCATTGACAAGAAAGAAATTAAACAGAACACACACTTTCACGGGGCAGATTCTACTTTCACCTCTGATCTAGACGCAGATATCAAGAACCTCGCCGCCGTATCTGGTTACAATGTAGGGTTAAAAGTTGTAGATGGCGGAAAAGAATAAGCTGGTGAGTATAAACCTGACACTTCCAGAACAGATTGACTACCTACAAGAGATGTTCAATCAGTTACAGGTGGTGGCTTTCTCTCACCCCATGAACGACATAGAAAATGTAGACCACAGAGTTCAGCGCATGAGGCATATGTTTGCTCAAGTGATACAACTGATCTACCTGATGACAGATGAAATGACAGAATACTACGGAGAAAAAGGTGGAGACCCAGACCACAGTGGACGAACTTACCACTAAAGAACAACTTAGAAATAGTCTGTACCTCAAAGCAGTTGAAAACTCTAGAATGGATTTCTTCTCCTTTGTACAGTTTGTTGCGCCTCAACTGGTCCCAGATTTTAAAACAGGCAGACACATACAGGTCATCAGCCAAAGACTACAGACAATTGTAGACTCACCTGACCCCAAGAGACTGATGGTGTTTCTCCCGCCACGTTCCTCCAAAAGTCTGCTCTGTTCTCAACTGTTCCCTGCATGGTACATTGGTAACTTCCCCTCTCACGAAATCATGAGCATATCTCACTCTGACCAGCTGGCCTCAGACTTTGGTAGAACTGTCAGAGACATTCTCAAGATGCCCCTCTACCAAGAAATATTTCCCGGTGCAAACCTCAGAGAGGACGTAAGAGCAGCTGGTAAGTGGAAGACCAAGCAGAACGGTATCTACTACGCTGCAGGTGTCAGGAGCCAGATTGCAGGGCGAGGAGCACACATTGCTCTGATAGACGATGCCATGTCAGAGGAGGACGCCTTCTCAGAGGCAGGGCGTAGGTATATCAAAGATTGGTATCCCTCCGGTCTCAGAACACGCCTGATGCCCAATGGCTCTGTCATTATCATCAACACCAGATACCACGAAGACGATCTCTGTGGCTGGCTCCTCAACAACCAGACAGAGGACACTGTACCGTGGGAGGTTGTGTCCATACCTGCATGGCTAGATCAAGAATCTGCAGAGCTACTGAACCTGCCAGAGGGTACGTCCTACTTTCCAGAGTGGAAACCTGACGAACTCCTCAGACTAGACGAGGCAGAGATCAGAGCCAACAACGGGTCCAAGTACTGGCAAGCCCTCTATATGCAGAACCCCACTCCTGACGAGGGGTCAGCTATCAAATCACAGTGGTTTCAAAACTGGACAGACGAGGAGCCACCAGAGTGTGACATGATCATACAAACCTACGACACTGCCTTCTCTACCCGGAGCACAGCTGACTACTCTGTGATACAGACATGGGGCATCTTTGACTACCCCTTTGTAGACAGCCTAGGCAGAGAATACCTAGCACCTAA